TAGCTTTCTTCACCTTGGCGTTCCAGGTACCTACCGATTGGCCGATGGCCGAGAGATCCCCACACGGTTCATCGCCAAGCAGGCCGATGTCGTGGAGTCCTTCGGCGACACGCGGCTGGCGCTGGCCACCCACCGCTTTGATGTGATGTCACGTGACGTGATGTCTCCCCGCGAGGGGGAACGTTTCACTGTTGCTGACCAGACCTACCAAGTGGTGGGTGAGCCGCTGGCCGATCGGGATCGCCTGATCTGGACGCTGACCGGAGCACCGGTATGAGGCTGATGGCGGCCTTGTCCGGCGACCTGGACCAGATGTTGGCGGATGAAGTGCGCATTGCCGAGCAGGCTGTGACGCAGTCCATCCGCGAGGCGACTGACGGTCTCAAGACCGAACTGCGTAACCAGATCACCGGCGCAGGCCTGGGCCAGCGCCTGGCCAACACCTGGCGCGGTGAGGTCTATCCCAAAGGCCAGATGAGCATCAAGGCAGCGGGGCTGGTCTACAGCCGGGCTCCAGAGGTGGTTGGCGCCCATGACCAGGGCGCGACCATTCGCTCCAAGGACGGGTTCTGGCTGGCGATTCCCTTGCCCGCAGCTGGCAAAGGCCCGCGTGGAAAACGCATGACCCCCGGTCTTTGGGAAAAGCTCCGTGGCCAGCGCCTGCGCTTCGTCTACCGCCGTGGCAAGCCCTCGCTCTTGGTTGCCGAGAACCAGCGTGCCCGCCAGGGTCAGCGCGGCGGTTTCTCTACTGCCTCACAAAAGGCCCAAGCCACCGGCCGAGGCCTGGTGACAGTGCCTATGTTCTTACTGGTACCCCAAGTCACCCTGAAGAAGAAATTCGACATCGACAGCGCCTCGCGCCGCTGGGTCAGCACCCTGGCCAACCGGATCGCCAACCGCTTCGATGAGGCTGAACGCAAAGGTGAAAGCTGATGAGTCAACGACCCAGTCAACGTGAGAGTGCCATCGGCGCACTGTTCGCTGTGCTCGGGCAGCTGTCTCTGGGTGTGATGGCCAAACGCAACGCATCCTTGCCCGAGAGGCTGTCAGAGCATGCCATGGCCGTCTTGCGTGACGGCGAGATGGGCGAGCCTGAGGTGTCGCTCTCGCCACTGATCTACCACTGGCAGCACCAGGTGGCGATCGAAATCTTCGTCGCCGACCCGGATGCCAGCGAGCGCGATAAGCGCATGGACGGCCTATTGGTCGAACTGGCAGCCCTGATCGAAGCGGACCGCACGCTTGGCGGCGTCATCGAGTACGCCGAAATCAGTCCACCCAAGTTCGATGAACTGGCACCCGATGGGGTCAGCGGCATCAAGGCTTGCTTGCTACCCGTGGTCCTGCACTACAGCAGCTCAGGTCCGCTGAACTGAAACCTATTTCCCAAGGAGAAACCTCATGGCCCGTGCCTATGGCGCGAACGCCAGCCTCTTGGCCGCGTTCGAAACTACCTATGGCAGCAATCCAGTGGGCGACTACTGGAAACTGCCTTTTGTATCCACCACCCTCGGCTCCGAGCAGGGGCTCATTGCGAACGACCTGATTGGCCTGGGGCGTGAGCCCAATGCGCCGATTCGAGATGTGATCAAGGTCGAAGGCGACATGGTCGTGCCCGTGGATGTGCGCAATATCGGCATGTGGCTCAAAGCCCTGTTGGGCAGCGCCACCACCACGGGCACAGGCACCCTCACCCACACATTCATCTCTGGCAAGTCCAGTTTGCCAAGCCTCAGTCTTGAGACGGGTCTTCCCGATATCCCGGCCTGGTTTGTGGCGTCTGGCGTCATGGTCAACAGCCTGCAGGTGGGTTTTGCTCGCTCGGGTGCGGCCAATGCCACAGTCGGCCTGATCGCGCAGGGTGAGGTCAAGCAGGCCGCCACCATTGATGCCACCCCGACGACGCGAGACATCCTGCGGTTCAACCAGTTTCAGGGATCCATCAAGAAGGGGGGCACTGCGCTGGGTAACGTGGTATCGGCGCAGTTGACCTACTCCAACAACCTCGAGCGCATCGAGACTATCCGCTCCGACGGCAAGATCGATGGCGCTGACCCCACGGTGGCCAGCCTGACTGGCAATTTGGAGGTCCGCTTTGCCGATACCCAGCTCATCGATGCGGCCACCAACAACACGCCACTGGAGTTGACGTTCGCCTACACGATCGACGCCACCAAGCGCCTGACCTTCATCGCGCATGAGGTCTACCTGCCCAAGCCCAAAGTCTCCATCACTGGGCCAGGTGGCATTCAAGCCACTTTCGAGTGGCAAGCCGCCAAGAACGTGGCGGCCAACAAGATGCTCACCGTCGAACTGCTCAACGACGTGACCACGTATTGATACCCGGGACTTTCCAATGATCAAACTCAACATTCCACGTGAACCGCACTGGATCACACTGGCTGCTGGCGTGCGCCTGCAGGTCAGGCCCGCCACCACTGCCTTGGTGATGGCTGCGCGCCATGCCGCCGCCAAAGTGGCCGGCACTGACATCGCGGCTGCTGGCGAGCGCACCGCCACCCTCATCACCGAACTGGCCAAGCTGGCAGTTCTGTCCTGGGAAGGCGTGGCCGATGACAAAGGTCAACCAGCATCCGTCACACCAGAAGGCGTGGCCGCTTTGATGGAGCACTGGCTGTTGGCCGATGCCTTCGAGCGCGAATACCTTGCTGGCCTGTACGCACTGGAATCGGAAAAAAACGCCTGAAGGCCCGCACCGCATGGCACTTTGGTGGTGGGCCGAACTATTGCAGTGCCTGCCTTCAAAGCTGTGCTGAGCCATGTCCCGAGTGTCCGTACACCATGAATGCACCCCTCAGCCTAGAAGGCTGGCAAGCGGCCTGTGCCATGGAAGTTTGTGCCAGTCAGTTGCGCATGAACCAGGGTCGTGTCGTGGGTCTGGATCTGAACGCTTGGATGCTGACCTGCGAGTGCGCTGGATTGGACAAAGCCACGGCGATTGACCTGTTTCCGGCTGCAGAGGCGGGCCTGATGAGTACTTTTGAACAAAACGAATAACGCGATGACTGATCTCTTTGCCTTGATCCGAGTGTTTCCCCATGGCTGAACGCAATCTCTCCATTCGCCTGTCCGTGATCGACGGCGGCAAGGTCAAAGCCGAGCTGTCCGAAATTGGCGAGAAGGGGGATCGCTCGCTCAAGAAAATAGAAGCGGCTGCCACCCCAGCCTCCGGTGGCCTCAAGCTCCTGTCAAGCGCCGCCAACGATGCCAAGTTCCAACTGCAGGCCGCCACGGACCGACTTGGCATGCTGGGCTCGGTGCTGGGCAAGCTTGGCCCTGCCGGTCTGATCGCTGGTGCCAGCATCGCAGCACTCGGTGTGGGCATCACAGCGCTCGTCATGCCGGTGGCCCGGGTGGGCGATGAGTTCTTCAAGCTCTCCCAGAAAACCGGTGTCTCGGTCGAGGCGCTCACCGCCTTGGATTACGCCGCCAAGCTCTCGGATGTCAGCACCGAAGGCCTGACCAAGGCGATGCAGAAGTTGTCGATCGCCATGTTCGACACCCAGGTCAACGGCGAAGAGGGCAGCGCTGCCCTGAAGGCGCTGGGTGTGTCGGCGACTGATGTACACGGGCAGATTCGCCCGACCGAACAGGTGCTGCTGGATCTGGCCGACAAGTTCGCGGTCATGCCCGATGGGGCCGACAAGGCAGCACTTGCCGTGAAACTCTTCGGCAAAGAAGGCCTGGCCATCATCCCGTTCCTGAACCAGGGTCGAGAAGGCATCACGGCGCTGATGGAAGAAGCCCAGCGCTTGGGCCTGGTCATGTCTGAAGACGTCGCCCGGGCATCCGAGGTCTTCAATGACAACCTGACGCGCCTATCTGCCATCTTCGAGGGTGTGCAGCGCCAGATCGGCGCAGTCGTTATCCCGGTGCTGGCCGACTTCACCGAGCAGGTGATTCTGGCCCAGGGCGAAACCGGCAGTTTCAGCAACGAGCTGCAAAAGATCTCCGCCAACCGCGAAGCCATCCTGGCCTTCCTGGAGTCTGTCGCCTCGGGCCTGGCCTTCATCGCCGAATCGGCTGTGCTGGCCAAGCGGGTGATTGCCCAGCCCTTTGACAGTCTGTCGGTGGTGGGCAAAGACATCGAGACCTGGTTCAAGACCGATTTGCTGCGCACGATGAAGTCCATGGGTTACGACCCCAAGGTCATTGATGCCGAAATCGCCAAGCTGCAGGGCGCGCGGGATGACTACGTGCGCGCTGCCAACGACCGGCTCTTCAACATCAACCAGAACCGGGGCTACGCGGGCCGGGTGGCGAAGTTTTTCGACGAGCAGCGCCGCACCGTGCGCGTCATGGGCCAGAAGTTCGTCCTCGACACCGAGGCGCAGGCCAAGGAAGTGCAGGCGATTTACGACAAATTCCTGCCGACGCTGCCGCGCAAGCCCCGGATGGAGTTGGACCTGTCCGGCTTTCAAAAGCCCAAGCCTGCTGAAAAACTCAACGAAGGCGAAGCCTTTCTCAACCAGCTGCGCTCTCGTCTGACCCGCACGCAAGAGGGCGAAGCCGCCGAACTGCGTGCCAGGGCCCTGCAGATTGAAGCCAAGGGTTACAAGGGGGTGGCAGCCGAGGCCGAGCAGTACATCCAGGTGCTCGAAGCCATCGAACGCCAGAAGGAGGCCAACCAAGCCTTCGACGCCTTCGAAAATGAAGAGGCCGCTTCGCGCAAGATCACCGAAGGCCTGATTGGCGGCAACCGCCAACGCATCGAAGCCCTGCAGTTGCAGCGCCAGATGCTGGACATGACCGATGGCGAAAAAGCCGCCCTGCAGGCCCGCTCTGATCTGGAAAAGGCAGCGGCCAATGCGCGGAAGGAAGCCAACCAGATCGAAGACCCGGGTCTGCGGGCTCAGACCATTGAAGCCATCAACGATGCGTTGGCCAGGCAACTGCCCATCGTTGAAGACCTGGTGCGGGCCAACACGGAATATCAGCGCAATTTTGAGTACGGTGCCAAGTCGGCACTCAGAACCTATATCGACGACGCGACCAACGCCGCCAAGCGTGCCCAGCAGGTCACAGCCAATGCGTTTCGAGGGATGGAGGCGGCGCTCACACAGTTCGTGACGACAGGTAAGCTGGACTTCAAAAGCCTGGCCGATTCCATCATCTCGGACCTGGTCCGCATCCAGATCCAGCGATCTATCACGTTGCCGCTGGCCAATGCAATGTCCAGCATGGACTGGGGTTCGATGTGGGGCGGTCTGTTTCCGTCCGCGCAGGGCAATTTGTTCAACGCCCCGGCGCTTTCGGTCTACCGCAACACGGTGGTCGACCGTCCGACAGTGTTCCCCTTTGCCCAAGGAGCAGGCTTCACGAGCCTGCCCCGTATCGGCCTCATGGGTGAAAAACCTGGCAGCCCGGGCGAAGCCATCATGCCGCTCACGCGCATGCGCGATGGCGATCTGGGCGTCAAAGTCAACGGCGGAGGCAGCACCGTCATCGTCAATGTCATCGAGGCGGCCGGCAAAGGTGGCCAGCAACAGCAGCGCACCGACAGCAACGGCAACCAGGTGATCGACGTCTGGGTGGAACAAATCACGGCCAAGGTCTGGGGCGATGTGGCGCGTGGTGCCGGTCCCGGCCCTGGCGTGCTGGCCAACACCTACGGCCTGAACCGCGTGGCAGGCGCGTACTGATCGGGAGAAAAACATGGCCACCTGGCCCACAACATTGCCCCGGCCGCAGGTCGCGGGATACGCGATCGCGCCTCTGGATGTCACCGTGCGCACTGACATGGAGGCTGGTCTGCCCCGCGTGCGCCGCCGCAGTGCAGCACGCAATGATCAGGTGAGTGTTGGCTGGCGTTTCACGGATGCCCAAATGGCCACGTTTCGGGCTTGGTTCGATGGCGACTGTGCCAATGGAGCCAGTTGGTTCACGGTGGATCTGAACACTGGAGACGCGGGCTTGCGTTCTGTTCAGGCCCGATTTGTGGGTCCCTGGCAGTCGCAAATGCAGCCTGGCCCGCGTTGGCAGGTCAGTGCGAAGTTGGAGATTCGATGATGGAGGTTCGCAGATGGAGGTCTTGATTCATGCCAGATGACACCTTGAGCCTGGCGATCAAAGAGGCCTACGCCAGCGCGCCATCGAACCTGGTCATTCACCACACACTGGAGATCTGGCATCCGAATTTCTCGACGCCGATTCGGGTGGTGCGCGATCACGTGGATCTGACCGCCAAGCTGGAATCCAGCGCCCCGCGCAACGCCGGAGAGTACGTCACCTTTGTGGGCTATGCCTTCGATGTCGTGCCGCCCGAGGTGACTCACACCGCCGTGCCGCAGTGCGTGATCGAGATCGACAACGTCAGCCGCGACATCCTGGCCAACGTGGATGCATCGATGGGAAGTAGTGAGTTGATCACCGTGACCTACCGGGCATTCCTGTCATCGGACCTGACTGCCCCACAAAACAACCCGCCACTGACCCTCACCGTGATGTCGATCTCGGCCACGGTGTTTCGGGTGCGTGCCACCTGTGGGTTTCCGAACCTCGCCAATCGGCGATTCCCTGGCCTGGACTACACGGCCGAAGTCTTTCCTGGATTGATTGCGCAATGAAGCCACAAACCCCTCACTGGGCCATCCAGTACATCGGCATGCCCTGGGTGGCGGGCAGCAGCGACTGCTGGTCGTTTGCGCGCCAGGTCTGGCGCGAGCAGTTTGGCTGGGATGTGGCTGCTGTCGATGTCAATGTCGCCAGTCGGCTGTCGTCACTGCGCGCTTTTGACGATCACCCTGAGTACGCGCACTGGCAGATCGTCAGAGACCCGCGCGAGGGCGATGCCTGCCTGATGGGCAAATCTGAGCGCCCCAGTCACATTGGCGTGTATTTGGAGGCCGATGGCGGGGGCGTGCTGCACTCACTGGAAACAGCGGGTGTGGTCTTTACGCCGGTGTCGGCATTGCCCAGCGTGGGCTTGAGGGTGCTGTCATGGCATCGACGGCGCTGATTTCACCAAGCCATCCGTTCGCCCACAGCATCACCGTCCGCAACCCTTTCCATCCGCACCAGGACCGCCAGATCACGGCCATCCCGGGGCCGGTGGCTTTGCGTGCGTTGGTGCCCGAGACGGATCAGCCCATCCTGGTGCTGCGCAATGGCGAAGCCCAGTTGCGGGCCACATGGGATCAACCGGTGTGCGGTGGCGACCTGATCGCCATCATTGTGCTGCCCCAAGGTGGTGGCGGTGGTGGGTCAAACCCCCTGCGTATGGTGCTGATGCTGGCGGTGATGGTCTACGCGCCAGTGCTGGCATCTGAGCTGATTGGTATCAATGGCGCGGCCGTGCTCGGCTCGATGGGCGTATCGGCCGTGCAGGCCGGTGCCACCATGCTGGGCATGGCGCTGGTCAACGCTGTCATCCCGCCGCCCAAGCCCACCACGGCGCAGCAGGCCGCCAGCCTGGCCGCCCCGTCGCCCACCTACAACCTGCAAGCTCAGGGCAACATGGCCCGGCTCGATCAGGCCATTCCGGTGCAGTACGGCAGGGTCTGTGCGTATCCCGACTTCGCTGCGCAGCCCTATGTCGAATACGCCGGTAACGAGCAGTACCTGTACCAGCTGCTGTGTCTGGGCATGGGGGAATACGCCATCGAGGCGATTCGCATCGAGGACACCCCGGTCGCCAACTTCGCCGAGATCGACTACGAGGTGATTGCGCCGGGCGGTGCGATCACCAAGTTCCCAACCAATGTGGTCAGTTCGGTGGAGGTCTCCGGGCAGGAACTGGCCGGGAGTCTGGCGGCGACCTTCAGTCAGTCCGGAACGACGATCACTGTTACTTTGGCTGCGCACGGTTATGCCGTGGGCTGGGTGCTGTACCTGGATGTCACATCTGGTGCGGCGGTGAGCGGTGCCTATTCGATTGTCACAGTGCCAAGCGCCGATACCTTCACGGTCACGGCGGCCAGCAGTATCTCGACCAGTGGCAACGTCACCCTGCAGCACTACATCGGTGGCTTCGTGGCCAACGCAGCAGGCACCCAGGCCAATACGCTGGGCTTGGACTTCGTACTTTCTCGCGGCCTGTACGAAGCGCAAAACGATGGCAGCTTGAGCGAATTGACGCTGTCGGTCGCCATTGAGGCGCGGACGGTCAACGACCTGGGCGTAGCAACGGGCAACTGGTCCGTCTTGGGTCAGCGCTTTTACACGGCCAAAAGCACCACGCCGCAGCGCTACTCGGAGCGATTTACCGTGACCGGTGGCCGCTACGAAGTGCGCGTGCGGCGCCTGGATGCCAAGCAGACCGATACACGCTTTGGCCATGAAATTCTCTGGGGAGGCCTCAGGGCCTACCTGCCCGAGACACGGACCTTTGGCAACGTGACGCTGATCGCGATGCGCATGCGCGCGTCCAACAACCTGTCAGCGCAGGCCTCGCGCAAGATCAACGTCGTCTGCACCCGCAAACTGCAGGTCTGGAATGGCAGCAGTTGGTCAGCACCGGTGGCCACGCGCAGCATTGCCTGGGCGCTGGCGGACGCCTGCCGAAACACCAGCTATGGTGCCAAACTTGCGGATGCCCGATTGGATCTGGCCGGGCTCAAGGTGCTGGATGCACTGTGGGCCAGCCGAGGGGATGAGTTCAGTGCCCGATTTGATACGGCGCTGAACTTCTGGGAGGCGATCACTAAGATCGCGCAGGCGGGTCGCGCCAAGCCCTACATGCTTGGGGGCATCATCCGCTTCGCGCGCGACGGTGCGCAGAGCCTGCCGGTGGCCATGTTCTCGATGCGCAACATCGTGCGCGGCAGTTTCAGTGTCGAGTACCTGCTGCCCTCGGACGACATGGCCGATGCGGTGGAGGTGAGCTACTGGGACGCTGAAGTTTGGGCATCGCGCCGTGTCACGGCCAAGCTGGCAGACAGCGCAGCCAGCAAACCGGCCCGAATCGAACTCTTTGGGGTGACCAGCCGCCAGCAGGCCTACCGAGAAGGCTTGTACCAAGCCGCCAGCAACCGCTACCGCCGCCGGTTGGTGAAATTCACCACCGAGATGGAAGGCTTCATCCCAGCCTTCGGCGACATGATCGCCATCCAGCACGATATGCCCGCTTGGGGCCAGTTTGCCGAATGCACTGGGTGGAATGCGACAAACCGAACGCTCACAGTGTCTGAGCCGCTGACCTGGAGCATTGCCAACCACTACATTGGTTTTAGGACCAAAGCCGGTGGCGTGGACGGACCCTATGCGGTCAGCCGTGGGGCGTCAGACAACGAGATGGTGCTGACGACCCATCCCGTGACCGTGCCTTACTCCGGACAGGATTACGAGCGCACCCACATCGCCTTCGGCTGGAGTGACACCTGGCGGCAGTTGGCCAAGGTCATTGCCGTGCGCCCGCGTGGGCTGCACCAGGTCGAGATCGAAGCCATCAACGAAGACCCATCGGTGCATACCGCCGACCAGGGGGTTACGGCACCAGCGG